AGGGAACCTTAAACTCAATCTTTTCTTCTGGTTCGTCTTTAACCTGCTCTGGTGCTACTAGGTCTTTGATACGAATAGCTTCAATTACCAATCGTTTAACATCGCTATCACCTGCGCCCATCCAGGATAATAGTTTGCGAAACTTAAATGTTAAGTGCCTGCCTGGTTGATACGATGCTTTGAAGTTACAGTTAAAACAGTGATACGACACACTACCATCTGCATTAGCTGTTAAGCCACCGCGACCTCTAGTATCTGCCGAGTCACCGTTGTGTATACAGCAAGGTGCATTAAAGCTAATCCAACCGCTAGGAGTTGTTTTACGCTTTGCAGGTAAAATACTTTTAATGAAATCAGAGATGATGTTCAGCATATACTATATTATATGCTAGTTGTTACTGCGAGTCAAGTATTTTGATTAATAAACGTTTGAGATAACTTGCATTTGTCCAACCGCACCCCAATTGTCATCAGTGTATGCAGGTAGTGTTAAGTTACCCACAGCCGTACCGCTATAGCTTACAGTATAATTATAGTATTCTTGTGTTAGGTTTGCGATGTTTGCTTGGGCCAACGTAACCGTACCAACCGCAGTAGTTACATTTGAAATATTAGCAGTAGTTGACCATACTGTTGCATTGCCATCAGTCAGCGCAAACGTAAAAGATCTACTTACAACATTAGCAGGCTTTTGGTCATTATTTCTAAATTGAATTGTGATAATATTGTCGATATTCTTATAAACTTTCACTGGTCTGCTATACACGATTCTATTCCTTGTTTTAATTGTGGGATCTGTGTCCAGAACTTGAACCTCTATAATATTTTCATATAAATAACTTGTGATGAGTGGCACTGTGTTTTATCCCTTATCACATATTTATACGGATTCTAATGGAAGACAGTCACAAGGTTTTACTTGATCAATATCCCTTCCTATCGTTCATAACGTATGGGGGAAATGATTATATTGGCATTGTTCAAAATGCAGATGAATTCATCACCACTATATATGACTTTGCTGCATTGCGTACATTAGAGCAAAAAACAGTGTTTTTAGCTATGGCAGATCAGTGGTGGTGGGAAAGTAACAGGCTTATACCCATTAACGTGTTTTTAAAGCAGGATTGGACAGAGTTTAGAGTTTGTTTAAAAACATTCAACAGCAAAGATGTTGTAATACAACACGGGCCGTATGTAAGTCTTAGAGAAATTGCGTCGAAAAGAAGTAAACGCAGAAGTATTACGTTAGTAAGACGTATCCAGTAAGTTCATATTAACAACAACTAATTGCGCATAGCTGATAGCATGCGCTTTCTTAAAGTAATAAGTATCATCCGTAGGTTTATCCCACACAGTCATCGCTACTTCTTTCCAGGTCTTGCCAGCTAGATTACGTTTAGCTGGACGAATAATAGCTAGGAACATAGCCAGTCTAGGAATAGTATCTACAGGTTCAGGCATCTGTAATAACAAATCATAGTGCCCATTAACATGCATTAGTTTTGCACAAACTTCTGGGTCATATAACTTTGTCCAGTCCGGTTCCTGCATAAGCTCAACTAAATGTTCTTCGTCCTTAACCTGCTTATACAAATTGACATTTAAAAAGTCTAGTTTAACATAGCCTCTATCTTCAGCTAGGTCATAATCTAAACTTGCTTGCCCAGTAAATGGATCCATAGGAACATCAGTAGCATACACACCTGTGTTGTGACGCACTAGTTTACCATCACGTAATATACTAGCAGGAGTAACGTCAAGTAAACTAATTATCTGCTCTCTTGAAGCAAAATCGATGTCAATATCCGAAGCAAATTTAATTGTCATAGTCCAGCGGCCGTTAATATTTGTCTAGTCCATTCAGTATCAGCTAGGTAATCTTTAAACTTACGTTGCCAATACTCTGGATCAATCATTGAGATTATTTGTGCAATTTGCTCTTCGCCCAATGTATCCAAGAATGCAATGCCCGAATCGCAGTTAAACACAATCCAAGGACTAATACGCCCATTTGCAATATGATGACAAACACGGTTTGCGTTAGCCAGTCTAAAATAGTCTGTAAACCCGTTTGGAAATAATTCCGTATTTTCATCCACATAATTCTGCATCTCCGTTAGTGCTCGTTCAAGTGCATCTTGTACTGCTTCTTTGCGCATGTATTGATGCAAGTATTCTAAGTATATTACTTCATGTGTCCAGTTGTCAATCTTCTTGTTCTGTTTAATTACATATTCAATAAATGCTTTTGGGTTTACTGCACGTATACCAATAATATGTCTGCCGAACTTAACAAACGCTGTGTAGTATGGACTTGTAACAAAGTCAGCATAGCTCTTTAGTTTAGCCGAACCTTGCGTTAGCTCAAAGAAACGTAGATATGCTTGTAAGCCGAACTGCACCCCAACTTCTTTTTCTTGTTGCCAACGACGCTTGGGTTCACACAGATGCGCAGCCAGAGTACTTTCTTTACGAAATTCCTTTGAACAATATTTACAGGTATATGTTGGTGTAGCTTCTATGTTAGTTTTACCTTCATTCCAAGCTGATACTATGTCGTTGATCATTCCAACTCTTTCTTAATGGTCTTATCATCCATGCCTAACTTCTGTCCGAGTAATTTAAGACTTTTAGTATCGTTAATTGCTACAAGTACATCAAGTTCATCTTGACGTAAATTAGGATACAATTTAGCAAGAAACTTCGATGCTTTACTATTGCCTTCTTTCTTCTTTGTACCTAACCAGTAATGACTTTGTGCGCCCATGCCTGGACTGACAGTTGTACATGATAACCATTGTAGTTTTGGATGTTTGTTTAGGTCAAAGAAGTTTTTGTTTACACGTTCGTTTACTGCCAATAGATAATATGCCTGTAGGTCACTTGACCCTGTGACGCTAGCACCATAGCGTAGCATTAGATAGGTACTGAACTTCTTACGATCTTCGTCAGTGAAATTATCATAGTAAGCACGATCTTTGCGATCATATGCTCTCATTTCATCATTTATTTGTAAACTACTGCTCATCATTTACCTTTGCGCAAATAACTAAGAATTCCAGTTATGCTTTGTTGCATGTTATTGTATTTGTACTTAAGACTTTCTAATTCTTCGGCTTGTCTATGTATTTGTAGTTGCAAATTTAGAATAACATCTTTTTGTTCTCTGATAACTTTATCATGCGACAGCAGGTTAGGGCGCGGTGGGGCATTCGGATCTACTGCTCGCTTTTTCTTTGCTTTAAATTGGGCTGGGTTATAGGCCATCTTTATATTCCTTGCTTAACTTATATATCATTATAGCATGATCAAGAGCGGCTTGTAAAGAGGTATTTGTCTTAGCCACGCGGCGCATCTCGCCCCACAGTTTATCTTCTTTTACTTGTTCTATTAGAGGTAAGTTTGTTGATATGATGCCTTCATACATCATGTCGTCAGTAATTAATGCAGGATTAATTTTTACCATATCTTACTATAGTCTACAATTTCACTTTGTCTAGAAATGTCCTTAACAAAGTAAGCACATAAAGGTGCATCGCCTGATTCAACTGGTACTGCTAACATCTGCCCAGGTTTAAGTTTAGGAAAGTACCACTTAACATCTTGATAGATATCAATAATCTCAATCTTAAAGAATTCCGGTTTAAAACTACTCAATGGGTTAAATGCAAATACACTAAAGCCACGGTCATTGATACTAGTCAAAGGTATTACTTCTAAATCACCAATGTCAGGTTCACCAATTAGCACCTGCCAGTCCACAGGCATCTTTACTATGTTGCCGCCGATGTTTAATACCAATGCAGGACTGTTGAATGATTCTAAAAAGATTAACGGAATAAAGAAGTAGTCTGGATTCTTTGGATCACTGTTATCTAATATTGCAAAACGTAAGTCCTCGACTTCATCGGGGATTTCGTTCATTTCGTAGGCTTGATTTTCTAAGGTTAAGATGTGCATGTGTTACTTCCACTCCGTTTTTTCTACCGCATAAGGATAGTTTGCTTCAGTATAAAATTTCTTTCTGACTGTAAGATGCCGCTTGGCAAACTTACAAGTTGATGTTACGTCCCAGATTTGGACGAAGTCCTTGTCTTCCGCTTTGCGAATGCCACGCCCGATACTCTGGATGACCCTGACAAAAGATTTACCAGGCTCGATAAGCACAAGATTAAAAATACGAGGAATGTTAAGACCAACAGCCGCAACACCATAAGTGGCAACAGCAACGAAGTTATCGCTGGTTGCAAACTCATCATAGCTTTCTTTACGGTCATCTGCTTTGGTTCCTCCACTAACAAACACAGCATTATTAATTTTTTCAATTAATGCTTTGCCTGGTGCAATACGATCAACTAACACAAGTGTATTACCTGTCTTACGTATTGTTTCTACTAGTTTACTTATGTAATCTAAACGTGCTTCAGTCTCTAATAGATAACGCAGTTCGCTTTGATAGTCTTTATATTCCACGTGGTCAATTAACTGTAAGATGTTCACATGACAGTTAGCAAGTACACCCTGGTCTTGTAATTCACTGGCACTTAACCGTCCAATAACCTCGCCTAATGAACATTTTAGGCTCATAAATTCGTACATTTCCTTAGGTATTGTACCAGTTAATCCCCATCGAATTGGAATGTGTGCCATTACACCAGTAAGCAAGGTCTTAAGCGCATCTGCCTTGGCCATGTGTACTTCGTCAACCATAACACAAACAACATCTTCTAAAAATTCCATTATAGTAATGTCAGCTTCGTGTGCTTTGGTGTTTTTAAGTAGTATGTTTAGACTTTGCCAAGTACAGATTGTGTGTTGATGTCCAAACTCCTTACGGTCACCAAAGTACACTCCTACATCTAGGCCTAGGTTAATATAGTCTGCTTCTGTTTGTGTTACTAGACTTTCT